GAAATGTTACTTGGTCAAATCCAGATGAGCAGTTTAAACAAACAATTATAACAATTGATGATATAGAAAATATACTTAAACAAGATCGAGTTATTGCTAAAGATGTTGTTGCTTTTGGTGTTACTTCGCAGGGACAAGCACAGAGAGTAGGGCAGTGGCATATGTCTACCTCTATTGAAGAAACAGAAGTAGTTAGTTTTAGCACTGCTGTAAATGCGACTTTTTTACGGCCTGGCGACCACATAAATGTTCAAGATCATTATGTAGATAATACGATTGCTAGCGGTAGAGTTAGTACTCATGCTGCTATTACTGCAAGTTCAATACCCTTAGATAAGCTAGTTCACCCTATAAGTGGTCTTTCTTCGGGTAGTTCGCATATTTTATATCTAATATTTCCTAATGCAGGAACCTACTTAGCTCAAAGTGAAGAAGTAACAATAAATAGTGTTGTTTATAAAAGAGGCTCGCTTATTTTAGGGGATGCTAGTGGGAATCCTATTACAACAGAGGCTCAAGCAGCAAATCTTGTAGATGATAGTGGTGTGGCAGTTGTAGCTCAGTTTTCTCCGAATACAAGAATTGAAAAAAGATTTATTAATACCACAACTACATCTAGCTCTGGTACTACTATAATTGGAACAAGCGCTGCATTTTCTAGTGCTCCAAATAAAGATGTAATATACGCAATTGGTCCTTCTTCAGAACATAGTACTGTAGACGTTAAACAATTTAGAATTTTAGGACTAGAGGAAGAAACAGAAAATCAAAAATATAAGATAACTGGTGCAATAGTTTCAACAAATAAGTATGAAAAAATAGATGCAGATAGACCCGTATATATTCCTGATTATTCTGAATTTTCTGGTTCAGCAGTAGATGTTCCTGCGCCACAAAGTATCACCGCCGAGCTTGTAAACTCTGTAAGTGCTAGTATTGACTCTGCTGATTATGCAACAGATGCTATTATAAGTTGGTCTACTCCCGAAGAAACCATTACTGACTCAAGTGGTAGTACACGCGATATTCCATATCGTTTTGTAGATAGATTTGAAGTAATACACGACATAGTGCCCGGCCCTCTACCAGATGGATTTTCTCGCATAGAAGTTGGTGCAAATACAAATAGTGTTCGTATTCCTAACGCTCGATCTGGAAGAGTACATATTCGAGTGCGCACTATTTCTGATACTGGAGCAAAATCTAAGTATAGAAAAGCAAATAGACTTTTAACAATTCCACCGCCTAATTTTAATAGAATTACAAAGATTCCTCTAGGAGGAACATTAACTACTAGTTTAGAGTTTGATTATAGTAGTGGAAAAGCTCTTTTTGAAGAAGCAACATACACTTATATTGCGCCAAGCTCTTTTAATCTAGCTGTAACAAATGGAAATACAAGTAAGACAGAACAAGCTTTTAACGCTATGTCTAATAATACTACGGCTTATTTATACTATGATCATAGCACTCGTGCGTCTGATCCTTGGAAAGCTGTTCAAGTACATACTGATGGTGTAGCTGTAGATAGTAGTAGTAATGCGATTAATTTTAACTACTATAAAGAAGTAGGAGCAACCAATAATGGATTGTCTGCAACATCTGGTACAGTATCTCTTCCTCTTGGAGGAAATACTATTACGGGATCCTCTACAAGTTTTACTTCTCATTTTTCCGAAGGTGATTTAATTAAACTTACTTCAGCAGGGTCTCCAGGAACGCAGCAGGCAAATGCAGAATATTTTGAAGTAGCAGAGGTAGTTAGTAATACAAGTCTAATTGTGTCGCAGACTGCAACAAAAACACACTCAGGTGTTAATGCTTATAAACAGTCTTTAGTCCCAGACTTTGAGAGTGACGCTATTCTTGCACAAGTGCAAAAAAGCGGTACAGGCGTATATGCAGCAGAATTTTTCGTAAACTCACGAGGAAAAAGAGGCCCAGGAAGATGGCAAGTTCCTGTTACATCGCTTCCAACAACTACAGCTCAAGCACAAACGGCATGGGACAGTAACTGGGCCGATAGACCTGGTAATGCTGTTACTGGCGATCAAGCTACTTTCTTTGAAGGCACGATACAAAACTTTACAGGAACAGCTACCTGGAGTTATGATGGTTCAATTTGGATTAATCAAGCAGAGATAATTGATGGCGATCTTGTTGTAACTGGTAGTATCACCACTGATAAAATATTTGCAAATGCAATTACAGCAGATAAAATTGCAGCAAATAGTATAACTGCAGAATCAATTGCTGCTGACTCAATTTCTACTTCTGAGTTATCAGCAAATGCAGTGACTACAGACACACTTGCTGCAAATGCAATTACTACAAATAAGATTGCAGCAAATGCAATTACTACCGCTGAGATCGCTGCGGGATCTGTTGTCGCTGAATCTGTACAGGCAAACTCAGTTGTAGCAAATCTACTTGCTGCAACAACTATTTCTGCGTGTCACATTACTACTCAGAGTCTCGCTTCTTTAAGCGCAAATCTAGGTGCAATCACCGGTGGTACATTAAGAAGCAGTGGCTCAAATGCACCACCCGATGCAAACAGTGGTCCATCAGGCAATGAATCTGGCGCTTTCCTTGATTTGACAGCAGGAAAGTTTACTTTTGGTAATGTAAATAAAAATATTACCTTTGATGGCACGGATCTTACTCTAAGTGGTGTTGTAATTGATGCTACAAGTACTGTAAATGCTACTGCAACACCCCAGATGGTTGTAGAAGAAGACGGCAATCAAGAAGCAACCGATATTGGTATTATGAACTTTACAACAGGATTTAATGTTGTAACTAATAGTACTCGTGCAACCATTTCAATTGATGCTACAACTTCAAATATTTCAGAAGGTAGTCGTCTTTATTTTACAAATAATCGTGCTCGGACTGCAATCAGTGCTATTGATACAGGAGGTTTTGGTAGCTTTACCTATAATAGTGGCAGTGGACAGATGGCATTCCAAGGAGCTTCTGCATCTGATGTACGAGGCGTACTAAGTGTTGCAACCTCTGGAGACAGTGATCTTGGACAGCTTACATATGATAATACCGTAGGAGAATATGCCTTTGCGGGACCAACTGCTGCAACTATACGAGGAAAGTTTAGCGGTGGAAACGGTATAACATATACTTCGGGTACGGGTGCAATTGCTGTAGACACAAATGATGGTATTACAGCAACAGGAAGCGGCATCTCTGTTGATAATACTGTTGTTCGTACATCCGGTGCACAAACTATCGCTGGAAATAAAAGTTTTACAAATAATGTAACAATTGGAGGAGACTTAACTGTTTCCGGTGCTACTACAACTATAGACACTACAAACTTACAAGTAGAAGATAATCTTATATTGTTAAATAGAGGAGAATCAGGAAGTTCAGTAAGTGAAGGTGAAGCAGGTATAGAGATTGATAGAGGCTCTGGTGCAAATCCAAGTTTCAAATATAAAGAAACAGGTGTGGGTATAACAGGAGATCTTGCTGCAGGATGGACAGTTGGTACAGCAAGACTTGCTGCAACAGGTTTTTATGGAACTTTTTATGGAGACGCTTCAAACTTATCAAATATAAATGCTGATTCTTTAAGCGGTCTTTCAACGGCAGATCTTGTAGAAGATCCCAGCACAAGCTTAGGAGCAACTTCTCACAGTGGCGGAAGAACTGCTTACTTTTCAAATCAAAGAGCAGCAGGTGCTGTAGTCGCTGGCAATGGTCTTACTCGTGGTACAATTACAGCAAATGGAGCAACTTATAGTGTAGATGCCGGTAGTGGTATATCTGTAGATTCTTCTGGAGTAAATGTTTCCGGAGTTACAGTTGCCATGCTTGCCGACACAGCAGTTCAGACTAGTTCTGAGTCTTTTTCTGATTCAAACTCTATACTAATGACAGCGGCTGCTGTTCAAGATAAAATTCAGAGTTTTGGTTATACGACAAATGTTGGTGACATAACTCAAGTTACTGCAAGAGCAGGACTAGGTCTTACAGGTACTTCAACAACTACTTCTGGAAATGCAGATTTTACTTTTAATATTGGTGTTATAACGGGTGGAGGGATATCTCTAGATCAAGACAATATTGCCGTAGATACCACTGTTGTTCGTACTACTGGTGCACAGACAATTGATGGAGTTAAAACTTTTAATTCTACTATTGTTGGTAATATTACCGGAAATGCAGATACAGTAGATAATTTACATGCGTCTTCCTTTATAAGAAGCGATGCAAACGATACGTCTTCTGGCTCTTTAGAGATGACAGTAAATACTACTCATGCTATTAACTTTACTGCAGGTAGTACAAATGATAGCCGAGGTATATCATTCAATAACAGAAGCGCTGTATCAGCAGATTACAATGACGGTTGGCTACGACTAAATAATGCAAGCAGCTTTACAAACGGTATTTACACTCCTGGTAAGATACGTGCAGATAGTGGGTTTCATGTAGATAGTATTACAGTTATAGATGGCTCAGGGCAGATTAATTACAACAGACTAATAAACACTCCTACTATTCCTACTCCAAGTAATTCTACAATTACAATAAATGCAGGCACTAATATGAGTGGGGGCGGCACTTTTACACTAGATGGTGGTGCAAATACTATAACACTAAATGCCACTGATACAAATACAGTTACTCAAATTAGAAGAAATAATACTGGAACTTATAGAACAGGAAGTATAAATTTAGTTGGAGGTAGTAATATAACTATTACAGAAACTTCGGCAGGTACTTTTAGTTTCGCGGCAAGCGTTCCTTCTTCAGCAGCAATTACAACCAATGGGTCTACTCCTTCGTTAGCTTCTGGTATAACTGCAGCGCAAGTTAGAAGTTTAATTGGTGCAGGTACTTTTAGTAATGGTAATGGATCACTTTTAGCAGACCTAATAAATGTAAATACACTAAATGCAAATAAAATAACAGCAAATTCTATAACTGCAGCGCAAATTGCAGCAAATGCAATCACAGCAGGAGAATTACAAATATCAAATTCTACAGGATCAAGCTCTGGAATACGAATGTATCTTTCAAGTAATAACGCAAACAGGCCGAGAATAGATGTTTACGATGGAACAAATGTTCGTGTAAGAATTGGCTATCTATCATAACCTTATAAAAAATAATTCTTGACTACATATGTCCCCTTTGATATAATTTGACCATGGAGAAATTTAAATGAGTGCAGCAAACCATGACCTAGTGATTGATCAGGGATCGACTTTTGTGTGTACAGTAACTACTCCTGCAACAGATGGAATAGTTAAAATGGAATTACCAGCTACCACTTCTTCAGCTATGACGGCTGGAGTTTACTTTTATGATTTAGAGATTCACACAGCAAGCGATGCGACTGTTAAAAGACTTATTGAAGGAAAGGTCACTATAAATCAAGAAGTTACGAGATAATTATGTCAGCTCCTGCCACTCAGGTTACTATTACAGAACAAGTTACAGAATTAAGTGTAACAAATACAAATGCTATTTCTTTAGATTTAACCACTGAAGATGTTTCTGTAAGTATAAATAACTTTGCAATTCCTATAAATTTTACGGATGCTGCAAATGTAGTTTTTTCTGGACATAATACAATCACAGCAAACAACGTAAGCGATGCACTTAAGCAGCTTGCAGATCAACAATTTAGAGGAACAACCCCTCCTGCAGATGGAACTGCAAACTTGGAGGAAGGAGATCTTTTTTACGATACAGACGATAATCAAATAAAAGTCTATCGCGAAACTAGCTCAGGAGTTTTTGAGTTTGTACCTATAATAGTAGGCGACGCTTCAGGTGACTCGGATACGCTAGACGCAGGAGCCTTTTAAGGCTAAATTTTGGAGTTTTAAATGGCCCAGACAATTAAAATCAAAAGAAGTACCAGTACTTCTGCACCGGGCTCTCTTGTCGCCGGTGAGCTAGCATATTCTGATGCTAGTGATAAACTGTTTATTGGACAACCTTCCGATAATGCAGTAACTGCTATTGGTGGTAAGTTATATGTTGATATGCTTGACCACACAGCAGGAGCACTTACAGCATCA